ACAATAAAGCTCAACTCTTAGGTTTCCACCGGGATTGTAGAAGTAGAATGGAATTGTAACGTTACCGTGGTTTGCCTTAAAGACAGCATCTGTTTCACCAACCTTAAGACCGTTGACGTAAATTGAGAAAGCAGTTCGTGGTAAGTTATTTTCAAGTCCAGCAACGGCTTCGTAGCCAATGTAAGCGTTCTCATTATCAAACCCAATAGAGCCAACCTGAAACTGAACTTGCAAAAGACCAGAAGCCATTCCTGCTTGTTCGTTAGCGTGGTTGTGTGTACCAAACTTGTAAGGAGCCCAGCCTCCGTTGAGAGTATTGAAGCCTCCTCCAGTTCCATTTGTAAAACGATGAAAGGTTATACCTTGGAAGTCTTTTGCTTCTAAGCCTACCGTAGTTGAGCCAGCAGGAAAGTTGTGTCTGTCTAGCGCACCATTAGCAGTCTCAAAACAAATCTGAGTGTTGTCGTTTAGAGGATCAGGCTGTATGTCGTTGCCGTTAACAATCGTGTTGGTTACTGGATAAAGTTTCATTACGAAAGTCCTAAGATTGTCTGCATTGCAGTTACGTTAGTGTCTGAGTTTCCAGCAGCAAAGTTAAGTTGTTTGATTCCAGCAGGAGTTTCAAAGTTTATTTGGAATCCAATAAGAGCCATTGGAGCAGAGCCAGAGAAGCGGAGCTTCCACCAACGGGCACCACCAGAGCCTAACTCTCCCTTAGAAGTTCTACCCGGTCCTCCTACAATCTGGTGAGAACCAAATGGGTTAGAGATCCGAGTGCCAATAATTTCTTTTGCTGAATACCTGTTAACATCAAAGTTAGTTACTTTGTTTCCAAAGCCTTGATCTGTTTGTGCCGTGTTGTAAAGACCAGCCTTTGTCTGCTCAGAGTTGTAAGTTATAAAGTTTGTGTCAAGCGCTGCTGTGTCTGTGTTGTAATCAAGTGGCTTCCAATCAACACCCACTCTCATGCTCCCCCCACCAGAGACGTTCTTGTATGTAAAGAGTGTAATGTCGAGAACACGCTTGATAATGTTTTGGTTTTGGAAATCCAGCCAGTTTGTTTCCCAAAGGTATTCAGGTGAGCCTGTTGTGCGAAGACGGTTCTGTGTTAGACCTTCCTTGTAACCAATGCCAAGTGTTCCGCACCAAACCATAATGCCACCGTTTTGACTTGACTCGTCAACACCATCAATGACAGGAAGGTTGGTCAAGCCAGAGTTAGAGCCAAAGGCAACAAAACGCTCTGGTAAGTAAGTGAAACATCCAACAGGAATATTGACACGTCGAGACCAAGCTTTGATCGGAACATGATAAACAAAGCCTTCCGTAGCAAAGCGACCTCCGTTGACCGGACAGTGTGCCCAATATTCTTGGTCCCTGTCAGAATAAACTGCAACAACTCTGCCAAGGGAGTTAGCAGAAATCTTTTCTGTAAGTTCATCAATCTCGTTACCAAGTTGCACAAGGCCAGCCTGTCCTGCGTAGCGTGAAGAAGCAGAACCTCCCTGAAGCGCGTAGAACCTCTTGTCGTGTCCTAGAAAGACTAAGCCAACGCCCGGCACGGATTGAACACTGTGAGGGCTCAGAGAGCCAACTCCGGTCACGAGAGGCTCAATTTTAAATGGAAGCTCTAGGTTGTCTGTGGGAACCAGAACATCAATCGCTCGCTCTCTAAAAACATAACAAACATTTTCAGTTGCGTAGAGTCCTGTGATAGCACCACCATCGGCTGAACCAAGATCAAAGAAGTTAAATGCTGGGAACTGCTCTGGGAAGTTACCCTTGCTAAAGTAGAGGATGCTGCTGTTCTCAGAAGAACCGGCTAGAATAAGATGGTTTTTAAAAGCTGCACCGTAAGTAAGGCCGGGTGGGATTGGAGCAGAGTGTGAAACTGAAGGAGCAATAGAACCTAAACTGGAATCAGGTAGGAAGTCAAAGAAGACTGTGCTTGTGTTGTCATTTAGATCTTGGCAGAAATAAAGGTCCGAGCCTGCACCAGCATTAAGGGTTTGTGCTCCCTGCGTTCCGCCAATGTTAATGTTGCCACCACCACTTCTTTGGTTTTTGGTTCGGTAGATACGGCGCTTAACTGTGCCGGGAGGTCCAAGAGGGATGTAATCAATAGAAAGACCGTGCTTGTAGATGTGACGATTTAAGTTGATTACTTGACCGGTGGCATGATATTTCCAAGTAACTTGGCTGGAAATAGGTGAAATAGGAGACTCTGCACCAGTGTCAGAAATGAAAGAATAAGCATACTGGTAGGAGTTGTGTGTTTCGATTGGGTATTCGTTTGCGTTGTTGTTGTTTGAAAGAAAGACTGTCTCTGGTGAAAGAGCCATACCCAAGTTGCCACCGGGATCAAAGAAGTTAATGCCGGCTTTACCAAAGCGTTGTTTTAGTTGAAGGTCGCCGTTTGTTTGTGAACCAAGGTCAGAATCAAAAGAAGCTGGTGCTTCAACAGGCGTAGGAGCTTCTGGTGTGTTGTGGAAGAAAGCTGTTCTTATGCGGCGGCCTCCTTGGTAAATGAGAGGAGGGTCTTCACCGTTGATGATGAAAAGAAATTTTCCAATCTTGATGTAAGAGGTGCCGGGGTCATTACCACGAGGAACTGCTCGTCCAGTTGCTAGGGTATAGACGCTCTGACCAATAATGACTTTGAGAGTTAGTGAAGGAGAGGTGCCAGTTGTTAACTCTTCAAATAGAATGCACTGTGTGGAGGACTTGTGTCGCTGGTATGAATAAATGGAATAGATGTTGCTTGTGCTTGGCTCACCTGAAGGAACAGCATCTACATCTGGATTGTACCAAGAACGAAAGCTACGATCATTCTTCCAACACATACGGTCAATGTCATAGCGCATGTTCTCTATGTTCTCGGCAGCCGTGGCATAAGGTCTCTTGTCGATGCCGCCAAGAAATTTGATGTTCATATCAGCCATGGATTATCCTCTGTAAATGAGTGTCCTGTTAGGGTAAAGGCGAGACCACTTGTCAGAGCCCCAAGACATAGTTTGAGCGCGCTGAAGAACAATATCCCTATCTCCAGCATAGCGAGCATCAAGAGCCCTCACACGGTCGTTGAAGCGCTTCTCAGCAGCACGACTGGCATTAATGTTGTCATACTTAGCGTAAATGTCAACGAGAGCTTTGTCGATGATTAGGTGGTGAAACTCTGAAGGAAGATGCGGAACATCATAATCAGATGAAAGGTCTAGTGGCTTCCAAAGATAACGAAGGTGGAAGAAGGTTACTTCTGTTGGAATGTCTTCACCTCCGACAGTAAAGCTCTTATCGACAACAACAGGACGAGGATGGAAGCGAACCTTTTTGATTCCCGCACTTTCGTTCCAACGAGATTCAGAATACTCTCCTTGCTTAACGTTGTTCAAAATTGTTTGGTTAAAGGTAACAGATGCAACGGTCGTGTCGTCAAGGTAGTCGTTGAGTGTTCCAATCTTGTAGAAGATGAATTCGTTTTCGTCTGCCTTCTTGCGTGCCCAATAAACGTTGTAGCGATACTTTGCTGTAAGGTCAGGGTTGCCTATAGTCTGGTCAAAGGTAATGCTAATCGTGTCGTTTGAAGAAGTGGTCACAGAAGCAATGTCTGAGAAGCCTGACTCGCTTCCATCAGCAGCAACAACCGTGTAAGCAAAGTAGTAAGTGTTGTCTGGAAGAAGAGAGCCTGCACCTGCTGCTGAGAGGGAGAGAGTGTTTTCGATTTCACCGACCCACTCCTTTGAGTAGGACACATAGAAGTTTGGTCGTCCGTTTGTTGTAAGGTCTTGGCTGAGGTCAATATCAACATCAATTCTTCGTGGGATACCGTGGATCTTTCCTGCCCGAGAAGTAGCATTAATCGGGAAGTTTGGAAAGCTTATGTCCATTACTTCAATAAGGTCATCGGGCATATAAGCAAAGCGATGAATTATTGTGAAGGATGTGCTGGCAACAGTTGTTCCTTCATAGGGACGGTCAAGCTTGATAACAAGATTGCTAAGAACATTTTCAATTCGGTAATAGACACCGGCTGTATTGTCTTTAACAAAGGCACCAATAAACTTTGCTGTAGCATCTTGGTCAGTTGAAGGGTCAACAAACGCAGCGTTAAACTGTGCTACGTCAGACCCGTGTGTAAAGGTAAGTGTGTTTTCACCGATGGTTCCACCGGCATTTAGCACATCACTATTTAGGAAATCTTTAAAGATGCGAAGATCAACTTCCTTAATGTTGAACATGTAAGGACGACGCATCCAAATTTCCATGTAGGCATCATTGATAACTGAGTCTAGGTATCGGCTCAAAGGAGCACTTGGAACGGGCGTATAGTCTAGTTGGTTTTTGATTCTTGCGCGCAGTTGAGCCAAATTCATTTATTATCTCCGATGCAAAGATGCCCCCTGCTCAGACACTAAAGGACTGAGCAGGAGGCATAAAGGTTATTTAGCTGAAGAGTCCGAAGACCCAAACGTCAGCAAAGTTAGCAGTGTCATCCTCAAGCGCCTGAGCAAACGGAAGGAAGTTCGCGTCCACCGCGTCAGCGTCGTAGAGACCAGCCTGACCGGCTGTGCCACTGGAAGTAAGCAAAGCACCCTGAGTCGTGGTTCCAACAACGTTGCAACCCTCAGCGTAGCCCTTGACGACGACTGTTACACGGTCACCGTCAGCGGCATCTGTGCCACTTCCGTCGTGTGCAATGCAAACGCCGATAGCCTGCTGGGTAGCAGCCGCGCCAGAGTCAGCCTTGACAACGTTAACAACGCGGTCAGAGCCAGTCTCGGTAAGCTCAAAGCAAACAACATCGCCAATGACGATAGTGCCGTCTGCATAGAATGTCTCAGTGACGCGACGGTCAGACGCAGCAGCCGCGTCGTTCTTAGCGGAAAGGTACTGGATAAGATCTGATGTAGCCATAATTTACTCCTATTACTCAGAATCTGAGTCGGTGAGAAGGGCACTGGAACCAAGGTGGTTTGCAGTTAGACCGCCCATGAAGAGAATTCTACCGTAGCGGCCATCGTAGCCACTAATGTTCTCAAATCCAGTGAAAGCGAAGTCTGCACCCGAGTGGGTGTAGAGGCAGATGCCGTCAAGGTTAAGCATCATCATAGAAGCGATTTCGTTACCCTGCGGAGTTGCTCCGATTGGAAGAGCACGCTCTGGGACAATGACACCAGACGAGAACTGGAGGCTTGTAACGCCGTTCGAATCTAGCGTAGAGGCATCAACGTAACGCTCCTGCGCAAAGAGCGCGTTGCGGTAGTTGACGTAAGCTAGAGGAGAAGCAAGCGTTAGGTGGAAGCGTCCACCGTCACCACCAGCAGGCATGACGGTTGAAGCGTTAGCCTCAAGCTCGTACATGTTCTTAATGAGGTTGGTGACACCTGCGCCAGCACCGTCCTTGAACTGGTTCTGGAGACCGACAACACCGGTACGGCTTAGGGTACCCATGGTGTTGGTCTGGGAAGCAGGAACACGGTTCTCAAGGAAGCCAGTGCTAACACCAACAGCCACACCACCGTCAGCGGCAGTAAGACCGTTAAGCGTGCCCATGCTGGTGAAAGAAGAATCGTTAGCAACGATCTGCTTGTTCACCTGACGCATAAGAGCAGACATAGCGTTCTTGTAGCGAGCTTCAGCAAGGTCGATGATGGCCTTGTCGCCAGCGTTCTCGGCTTCCTCACGACCGGAGATTAGAACAGGAATCGCAATACGAGTCCAGTCGTACTCAGCCTGATCGGTAAAGTCCTGAACGCTAAGGTCGAGAGCTTCCCAACCGGAATCGAGGACAGTAACAAGGGAGTGCTCTTTGGTCTCTACGGGGACGACGAGCTTATAACCGCCAGAGAAAGATTTAATCTTTCCTAGCTTCTTTGCGTATGAAATAAAGGGAGTCGTTTCAAACAATCCTTCGGCGACCTCATTTTCGATCTCATAGATAGTCGTCGATAGAACATCGTTTGAAATCCCTGAAAGTGTAATAGCCATAATTTAAATCCTTTGTGTATGGTTAAGTGGGATTGAGGTTCTGTGGCTTAGCTCTGTTCTGAGGTGCCGATTTACATGTTTGAAGGTTGTTGCCTAAGCAGTCCTTACAGTTAAGAAACAAGTTGTCAAAACTAAGAATGAACGTCACGATACTCCTGCCATTTCAGGTAAAGTCCTGAGTCAGTATTCTCGCGATACTTATCTTTAAATGTGTCCCACAAGTCAGTAGCCAGAATCATTAGAAGCCCTTGCTCAAGATTGTATTTGTTTGCTATGGACTGGAAGCCATCACCTTGTCTTCTCTTCATAGCAAACTCGTAAGCCTCACGAACTTCGTCCCTAATTTTTTCAAGATCTTCTACTGACCATCTGTCGTATGCTTTACGCCAAGCCATCCCTTACCTCCTTCACTTTTGCTGCTGCCTCTTCCTCAGTAGCAAACCAACCATAATGTTTCTTCTGGCCATTAATCTGCAACCTCACTCTCCACTTCTTTGAGCCCTTCTGCTCAGGATAATAACGGTAGCCTTTACCCCACTTACGTCTATTGAAGCTCTGTGTGCTCTTTGTAGCCCACCTAAGGTTACCGGGGAAGTAACCCTCGTCGTTATTTATCCGATCGATTGTGAGGCCCTTCTCGGCTGCGACAGAGGCATCTGGAAGACTGTCGATGTGTGCGACATAATCCCAGAAGTCATAGTCCCACTTTTCATAGTAATTTATTCCTCTTCCTCCCCAGTCCTTGTACCTGCTACCAGTTTCGTAATTGCAACGCTTCTTCATGTTCTGCCAACGCCAATAATGTGGATGATCTTTCTTGCGCATAGTCATCACCTCCTAGAGAA